ATAGGTTTTAAAATTAAATAATTAATTCAGTTTAGAAAGGATCATCACCTTCAACTTCATCTTTTGCTTCAGCCCTTCCGAAATATGAATCCATATAAGTTTCTAAACTTCCAGCACATTCATTTGCCAGTTTGTCTTCTGCTTTGTTGATGTTAGAACCAATTTCAAAACTTGGTGTGCTGTATTTGACTGCTCCTTTTTTACCATCTTCAGCTTCATTAATTTCAATCCATTGATTGTCTAACAAATGATTGTTATCATTGTAAAAATCTGAATACGCTTTTACTCCACTTCCTTTTAGTTGTAGATTTATTAGCTTTCCATCTGGTAACATTCCATAGACTGACCTGTGATAAACTGCTCCAGCATTTTTAATGTTTTCCTTTATATCTCTATAAAGCCCGTTCCCTATTTCACCACCTTTAAAGGCTTTAACAGAAAGTTCTTCCTTTCCGATAGAATAAACCTCATTAGAATAGATTCCACTTTCAGAAGCATCATTCCAACCTTTTACTGTATGATAGTGTTCTAAGAATAAGAATTTCAAAGGTAATTGTACAAGTACGTTTTCACCTTTTTCTTTATCGTAATAAGCAAAAGCCTTGTCATTACTTTTCCAGTTTAAATACTGAGTTACTGGTGTACTCGTTTGGTTTGTTGGTCGTTTTAATCGTGCCATCTTTTATATATTTTTATCACGCTTTCAAATTACATAGGTGAAAGCATCCTATTTTATTTTAAGATTGTATTGCTCCACAATATAAGCATTTTCAATTTGTTTTCCCTCTTTTAATGCTTTTTTTATTGCAATTTTATCTGCTTGTTCAGTTACTTTAATTGTTTTGTATTCTTTTGAAAGTAAATTCACATCTTCAATTTCTACTCTTTCAGACTTCCTTAATCCAAAGGTATTAGTTCCAACCGTAAACTCTCCAAATGTTTGAATTGCTCCAATTAATCTACTTTTAAGGTTTTCAATTACATTGTTGTTTCTTTTCTTCAACGCTTGTAGCCTTTTGATTTCGGAATCAATCTGCATATTGAACGAATCCTTTGACAGAATATAAGAATGATAAGAAACTGCCTTATTTTGTAATTCATTTTGATTAATTTTTAATTTGTATTCCATTTCTGGAGTAAGTTCTCCCTCCATTTCTTCAACCTCTTGGATTAATTCCAAGTGTTCTTGTTTGATGTCGTATAAAGTATTTTTCATTTTTATCTTTTTTTTAATTTATTGATATTTTCTTTTTTATACCAATCTATAAATTCTTTTAATTTTTTCCCTTTTAAAATCATCCTGTTATTGTTTTTTTTAATTCTATTATTAAATTAAATAATCTTTGTTCTTTTTGCTTCCAATAACTCCATTCATCAAGTTCAATTCTAACAAAGTATTGAATTGATTTCAATTCCTTCAATGCAAGTTCAATGATTTCTTCATTTGGCATTTCTTCAATTAATGCTTTGATGAAATATTCACCTACATCTTGACTGATCGTATTCTTTACTAAATTATAAATTGTTTTTTCCATTTCTAAATGTATAAATTATTATTGGTATTTCAAAATTATTTCGTTTCCAATTTCATCCAGTTCATATTCTTTTAAATTAACAACCTTGTTTTTAAGAATTGAATTGATTTTTTTTACTTGATTCTTCACACCCTTATCAAATTCACAATAATTGTTTATTTGTTTGTTTCCCCAAATAATTGTTGCATGATCTTTATTTATAAACTTACCGATACTATCTAAACTTTCATTTGTGAATTTTCTGCAAAAATAAGAATATAATTGACGCACATATACAAATTCACTTTTTCTTGTATTTCTGTTTTTAACTTCTTCAAAGTCCATTTGTAATTCTTTGCAAATAGTTTTCAAAATATTTTCTTTTGTCAAATCACTCAATTCAATTGATTTTTTTAATGTTCCCACATAAATTTCAGGTTTCATATTGCTTTCTGGATTAATTCGTTAATACTTTCTTTTGTTCTTTGGTTTGAATTGTAGTTTTGGATGCACCTCCTGAATAAATCAATCATCATTGGTGCATTTCCTTCAGTTAGGTTTCTGTTGCCTCTTACAATCGCTGTAAGTGTGATTGGATTGTATGAATGCTTTTCAGCTATCTCTTTAATATCTCCTTTGCTTTGATTGTAAATTATGTAAGTTTCTAATTCCTTACTTATTGGATTCCCGAAATGTTTTTGTTCAAATATTGCCATATGTTATTGTTTTTTAAAATTAGTATTATTTATTAAATATTGTAATTCTTCTTCTGTTAGTTCCCAGTCATTGACCATTGTGCTAAATTCATCTTCAATAGCACTCCAGAAACTGCAAATTTTAGATCCCTCGCATTCTTTACATTCTACTTCTTCGTAACATCCTCCACAACAGTCGATACTTTGGTTCTTACAATTCATTACGTCTACAATTCCAGTTCCTTCACACCCTTCGCAATCTCTCATAATTATAAATTAAATAATTGGTTAATACTATCACTAAAATCAACACCAGCAATTGTTGTACTTACAATTCCAGCAAGTTCACGAACATTAAATTCAAGTTCTGCTCTCGTGCCAAAGTTTAAAAACTCTGTTTCTCCATCTAACCAGTCTGAAATATCATCTATAAGTGTTGAATCTGTTGTGTCAAATTCTCCTCTAAATTCGTAATTAATTAACACCTCAACTTTGAAGTGTCCAGCAGTCTTTTTGTATAATTTAAAATTTGTCATTTGTTATTGGTTTTGTGTGGAATTTCCTCCCCTTGTTAATTAACTCCATTTATTTACTATTCTTTTTGCCTCTCCATAATTGTAGAATCTACTTGTTTTTTTTCCTGAAAGAAACCAAGTAAAATTTGAAGAATAAAATTCTTTTTTTAATTCTGAATACTTTACAACCTCAACTGTGAACATTTTATTATTCACATCAGTCACCAATGCATTTTGAAGTTTTCCTTCAGAATTTAAGAATTCAATTTCATATCCCTTTTTTACATTTTTAAAATTTTTCATTTTGTTTTGTTTTGATTACATTACAAATGTCGTTTAAATAATTGAGATAAAAAAACTTTTACCTAATTTATAATCATTCTAAATAAGAAAGTTTATTTGTAATTTATTTTGATAAATATTAAATGTTGGTTATTACCCTCATTTTATATGTTTTTGCATATAATGTTGGTTATTACTCTCGTTTTATATGTTTTTGCGTATAATATCTTTACACTAAATCTAATGATCGCACAAATCATATACGAGTACGTTAAAAATCTTTATCTTTTGTAAACTCTTTAGGCTCTTCTGAACCTACATCATTCATTATTGACAATCGAGCATAATTAATTAAATCAATTTTATTATCTCTTATTGATTCGTGATTAGGTTCTGAATCTGAATTAGATAAATTACCAAGTCTAACTACTTTTGTTGCCATAAAAACTTCTATAACCTTACTTACAGTTAATCCAGTTATTTGTGATACTAATTTAAAATTAGACAACCTATCTTCATTTGCATAATCGTTACCCTTAGACAACATTATACCATCACATTCTTTTGTAATATCTTTTGCTATTCTTATTTGTTCTTCTAAATTCATAATCTTAATTTGTTGGTTTACTTAATCTTTGCAATCCTTGAAACAATTCTTCTGCATTGTCATTCCAAATGTATTGACAGGTTTCAATCTGATAATTGAATGGAGGAATTACAAAAAAAACTTCTTCTTTGTGATAATCAATTTTGGTGAATCTGTGACATTCGTATTTTAATAAACAATCTTCACCTGTGCATTTTGTTAATTTTTCATCCATTACAGAAAGAAAGTTTTAATTGTGTTTTCTACTCCATAAAAAGATTCCAAAACAAAACCTCTACGACCTTTTTTAAAATTGTTCTGCACCCATTGTGATGATGGTGACAATGCTGGATAGTTGTAATAATAGAAATCATCACTTCCAGACATATCAAACAAACATTGGTGTGAATCACCCTTTTTGAATATTATCTTTTTAGATCGTGAATAAATATCATTGTGTTTACAATATTGGTCTATTTTTTCTATTTGCTTTGTGTCTAAAGCTGGTTTAAATCCAAATTTTAAAGTTGAATCATCTTTACCATGTGTTATCACAAAACAAACATCATTCACAAAGTAATGACTAATAAAATTTCTGTAATTCGTTACACTTACATTTCGATACTTCTGTTCTGCCAAACTTTTGAATGCTGAATTCAGGAAATAGGCAAAATCACCAGAATGATTGTCATTACAAATGTTATTGAATTCAATTCGATTGTAGTGATGCACCAATTTATCAAGTATATTCATTTTGAATCTTAATGCACAATCAAACACTTCTGTATTTGTCATGTTCTGTGGCAAATCGTGACCACCTCTTGTTGTCTTTCCATTAAACCCATCTAACAAATCACCCAAATCATCCACAATCAACAAATCACTGGATTGATTTTGAATTACTTTACTAACAATTTCATTTGATGCTTTCATCACTTCTTCTTCATTCCACAATGTCGCATACATTGAATTGTTTTTTGAATTTGTGTCCATTCCAATATGCACATCTGAATAAGTTAATACATCAAAATCAAATTGATTATAGTTTTTATCAACCTCAACTTTGATTGGTTTAATATACTTTGAAACTATTGAATCAAAATCAATTTCTTCTTTTGCAATTTCAATTGTGTTTTCTTTGAATACAATATTGTAGAAAGGTGTTCCAGTATGTGAAACTAATTTGTAACTGGAAATATCATTTCTTGGTAAATTGTAAACCTTACAATATTCATCAATTTCCATCATGTGACCTTTGCTATTCCAAGCAGAAAGCACAAATTCTTTCTTTGGTTTATATTCGTTTGATTTAGATTTGCTTTTTACTTCAACTTTTAAACCTCTAAATTTTTGAAGTTTTATTTCATCATCTTCAGAAACATAATATCTCGGATTCCTGTTATCTGATCCTTTTGATTTGATTACAAATCCCAAATGAATCGCTTCTGAATTACTTAATCTTCTTCTTATCATGTTACAAATATAAGTAATTTTATATTATGTAACTTTTTAAGATTAATATTAGTAAAATAAGACCAGCAACAAACCAAATCCACCAAGTTGATTTTGTTTCTTTATAGTATTTAATTGGAATATTGCGAATGATTACTTTATCAATAAAGATTGTGTCACATTGTCCATTGATATACACCGAATCACGTATTTTAAGCACTCTCACTTTAAGATTATCTTTATTAAGTATGATTGTATCAAATAGCATTCTTTCGTGTATTACAGTATCAGAAACAACCTTATTTGTAGTTAGTCTTATTGTATCAATTAACTTAATAGAATCAATTGTGTGTACATAAGGAAACCTTTTGACTAATCTGGAATGTCTTTTGATTGGATTACAAGAAATCAATATAAGTATTAATAAGAAATACTTCATACTATTCAATGCCAATAAATTTACAAATAAATTCAAGGTGATAATTCACAATCTTGTCTTGTCCTTTTTTAGTCATCAAAATTTCTTTGCATTCTTTTTCATTCGTGTGAAACAGATTTTCTGTCAAAATAAATGGACAAATAGTGTTTTTTAAAATATAAAAATCAGATTTTTTAACACCTCTATTCAATATGTTTGGAAATTCAGCATCAAATTTTTCACTTGATAAACTTGACAAAACCAAAGAATCAATACTGCATTGATTTGCAGTGAACACTTCCCATCCATTTGCCATTGGACTTGTAAATGCATTGGAATGAACAGAAACACCTATGAATTCAGTATCAGGATTGTCTTTTATCTCTTTATTAATCAAAGAAACTCTTTCACTCAACTTCATATCCACTTCAGAATCATTTGCATTGAATACATTAATCCCTTTTTCGTTTAGTTTAGCAGTCAATTTTGAAACAATTTGCCTGTTTCCAACACCTTCAAAATATTGTGAACCATCATCCCAAATTGGACTTCTTTTTCCAGGTGTTTGATAAACTCCATCAATCATTCCACCATGTCCAGCATCTAAAATTACAGTTATACTCATTTTTTCAATTCGTTTAAGTCCTTTTTGAATTCTTTTGCCCTTTTTACCAATGATCTTATCACCTCAACAAATGGTTTGTTCCCTAATTTTTGGCTTGTTTCATCAATTGATTTCATTTCAATGTATATCCAAAACGCAGTGACTAATTTCACACTGAAATATTTTATTCCAAACAACTCACCTTCAAATATTTCTTTTGAAACAATAAAAGCAAATAATATGCTGAATGAATAAAAGAATGTTTTAACCACAACATTGAACAACTTATCACTTTGATATTGTTTGTTTTTTATTGCATTGTATATTCCAAAAATAGTATCAGCAGAAATTGCCATTATCACCAATAAAACCATTCCTTTGATTGGTGCTACAAATGTCATTATAATCATGCACAAAGCAAAAAAAGATTCTTTTATATTGGTGAAGTCAATCATTTAATTAGACTGTAATTGAATCCATTTGATCCAACATGACATTCATCTCTCAAATGTCTTCTACTAATTTTGGAACAGTCACATCCATTATCCCATTTATCAAATCCAGCATCACAAAGGTAAGTTCTTATAATATCAAAATAGCTATTCGCTCTTTGCTTTGATTCTTCCCAAATATCCTTTCTATCTTTGTTTTCTGTGGTTTTACTAAAGTCACTTAATTTGACTGTGTTTCCAAATGGTGTATCATTGTTCACTCCGAAATAAGTATATCTTCCCCAAGCCAATTCAACCAAAACAAGTTTCAATCCTTGTTGTGTCCATGTGCATGAATCCTTTGTGAAATCTGCTCCATCCAATAAATCTGAATAAA